AGACATTTACAGGTTTAGCTATCGCGGGTAAACTTGGACAGAAAACACTTGTTGTTACACATACTGTTCCTCTGCGTAATCAGTGGGCAAAAGAAGTAGAGAAAGTCTATGGAATTAAACCAGGCATCATAGGCAGTGGTCAATTTGATCTTGATGCTCCTATCGTGATTGGGAATACACAGACTTTGTACCGAAACGTAGACAAAATTCGTAAGGAGTTCGGGACTGTCATACTAGATGAGATGCATCATGTTAGCAGTCCGACCTTTAGTAAGATTTTAGATACAAATTACTGTAGATATAAGATAGGTCTGTCGGGAACTATAGAAAGAAAGGATGGAAAACACGTTGTATTCAGAGATTACTTTGGTAATACTCTTTTCAAGCCACCCAAAGAAAACTATATGACCCCTACAGTACACATTGTACCGTCAGAGATACGATTCATGGATGGAGCTAGAATCCCCTGGGCTAACAGAGTAACAAAGCTAGCAAATGATGAAGAGTACAGACATACAATAGCACTTTTAGCCGCAGCTTATGCCGCTAAAGGTCACAAAGTCTTAGTAGTAAGTGATAGAGTGAGCTTTCTGAAGGCTTGTTCCGAGCTTACAGGAGACAAATCAATATGCGTTACTGGCGAAGTATCGCATGAAGATAGAGAAACACTTGTAGATGAAATACTCTACGGGGATAAGAATGTTCTTTACGGAACACAAGCTATCTTCTCAGAAGGTATATCAGTAGACACACTTAGTTGTCTTATACTGGCAACCCCTGTAAATAATGAACCACTACTGACACAGCTTTGTGGACGAGTGATTCGGAAAAAGGAAGGGAAAATAGACCCTGTTATTATAGATATACACCTGAAAGGAAATACGGCTCGAAAACAAGCCTCCAATCGTGTTGGGTTCTATATGAAGCAGGGTTGGAATATGAAGTACCTTTAAAAAAATAATTCTTGACAAAATGGTAAAAAGGAAGTATAATAGTGCTCTTATTTGATTGGAAGAAGGTTTTTGATACGGCGCAAGGAAATATTGCTACTTGTAACACGATAATGGAAATGCTCGTAAAGAGTCAAATCCCTCGTAACAAGTATGACCCTATCTATAAATATTCTCATAAAGACTTTACAGGCGACTGCTTTCTTCTTCATGGAGAAATGCTTCTTTACAATTCTTATAAGTACACACAAAAAGAACTTTGCATATACTACGCACTGGCTTCTCTTAGAAGTACAGCGGAGTATTTTGCAACACACAAAACCACACTAGATTCACTGCATTGTCCAGTGCCTCTAGAACAAATTAACGACAACAGGCTACTCATAATAGATGCAAAAGATATTACATTTATCTATGAAGAAGTCCAACTGGAGACTATACACTAATGGCATTATCATTCAATAAGCAAACGGGCGGAGCCCAAAAATCCTCAATCTCAACTTTTCAGTATAAAGATGGCGACAACAAGATGCGCGTAGTTGGCGACATTCTTGCACGCTATGTTTACTGGATTAATGGCGAGAACGGTAAAAACATTCCAATGGAGTGTCTATCTTTTGATAGAAACTCTGAGCGATTCAACAATGTCGAGAAAGACTGGGTTCGCGAGTACTATCCCGACCTAAAGTGTGGCTGGAGCTACGCTACTCAGTGCATCGACAACGGTGAAGTTAAAGTAGTAAACCTCAAGAAGAAGCTGTGGGAGCAAATTATTACTGCTGCAGAAGATCTAGGCGATCCTACTGACCCTGACACTGGCTGGGACATTTGTTTCAAGCGAGTTAAGACTGGCCCTCTTCCTTACAACGTAGAGTATCAGTTGCAAGCACTAAAGTGCAAGCCTCGTGCTCTTACAGACGAAGAGCGTGAAGCTATTGCTGATCTAAAGTCTATGGATGACGTAATGACCCGTCCTACTCCTGACGCACAGAAAGAGTTACTTGATCGAGTTCGTAACCACGGTGACGAGACTGATGATGAAGCTCTTGACGCGGAGTTCAATGTAGGATGATTCTTTTTACGGCAGACTGGCACATCAAGCTGGGGCAGAAGAATGTCCCAGTAAAGTGGGCTACAAACCGTTATCAAATGTTCTTTGACCAGATCTATGAACTAGAAAAAGAATGTAATATGCACATAATCGGGGGCGATCTCTTTGATCGTCTTCCGAATATGGAAGAGTTGGAACTTTACTTCAGGTTTATTCGTGGAGTAAAGATTCCAACTATTATTTATGATGGAAACCATGAAGCTACTAAGAAGAATAGGACTTTCTTTACTCAGCTAAAGCAAGTAAGTAGGGATATTAATCCTCTTATTCATATTGTAGATGTGTCTTATGTAGACAATGACTTAGGTTTCAGTATCCTGCCTTACGCAGATTTGCATAAGAAAGGTGCGATAGATCATTTTGATACGAGCTGGCCTTTATTCACTCACGTTAGAGGAGAAATACCGCCACACGTTAAACCCGAAGTCGACTTAGACCTGTTTGAAGACTTCCCTGTTGTATTTGCAGGCGACCTACACGCCCATAGCAACTGTCAACGCAATATTGTATATCCTGGTAGTCCTATGACTACTTCCTTTCATAGAAGTAAAGTAAAAACAGGTTACTTGCTTATTAACGAACAGGACTGGAGTTGGATGTGGGAAGAGTTCAGATTACCACAGCTAATTCGTAAAACAGTTACAAGTAGTGAAGATATGACTCCTACTGATTTTGATCATACGATCTATGAAGTAGAAGGAGATATGCAAGATCTAGCCGGAGTAAAGAACTCAGAATTGCTAGATAAAAAAGTAGTAAAACGTAAGTCAGAGGCATCTCTTATCATGGATAAAGATATGTCCGTGCAAGAAGAGCTAGTAGAGTATCTAACGTACATACTAGAAATTAACCCTGATAAAATACCAGACATCATAGGAACATACAATGATTACACTACAAACATTGAGATGGGATAACTGCTTTAGTTATGGTTCTGGTAATGAGTTACAATTAGACGACAACACTGTTACACAAATCCTTGGTACTAACGGGATGGGGAAGTCCTCCATCCCGTTAATCATTGAGGAAGCACTGTATAACAAGAACTCTAAGGGTATCAAAAAAGCAGACATTCCTAATCGTTATGTGAATGATGGTTATAACATCTCTCTGTCTTTTACGAAAGATGAAGATAGTTATCAGATCACCGTTAATCGCAAAACAAATATCAAAGTCAAGTTAGAAAAGAATGGTACAGATATCTCTAGCCACACAGCTACGAATACGTACAAGACTCTACAAGAGATTCTCGGAGTTGACTTTAAAACCTTTTCGCAGTTAGTATATCAAAATACTAATGCGAGTTTGCAGTTTTTAACTGCTACAGATGCAAACCGTAAGAAGTTTCTTATTGATCTTCTACACTTAGAAAAATATGTTGAGTTATTCGAAGTATTTAAGTCTGCATCTCGGGAAGTATCGAATACGTCATCTACGATAGCAGGGAAACTTGCAACAGTAGAAAAATGGTTAGAAACAAATAAGTTGACCGATACATCCATACTACCCATGTTAGATTTAGAAATTGATACATCCAAAGACGAAGAGGCTTTACGTTATTGGATGACAGAGAAAGAAAATATCTCTGAAAAAAATAAAAAAATTCGAGAGAATAATCAATATAAAACAATGCTCGACAAGATAGACATCGGTGCTATCTCCTCTAGTAAAGTTTCTTGGGAATCTTACGATGATTTACAGGAAGAGTTAGGGTCTTTGCAAGCAGTCGCTACGGGTGCTCAACGGACTCTGGACAGATTAGAAAGAATTTCTGATGAGTGTCCCACTTGCGGACAACCGATAGATGTTTCTTCTGAAAAATCAATGATTGAGGGCGAGCGCGTGAAGCGTGACGAAGCCCATGGCAAAGCTCTGAAGATTCGCCCTCAGATTCAAGAGATTAAAGCAAATAATGCAATCTTTGAGCAGAACGAGAAAGACCGAAAGAATTGGGAAGATTTATACCGCTCGTACGACAAGTCTCTGCCAACTGAGATATTGGAAGAGTCTGAAGTGGATTCAAAAATCGCGGACTTAAAAGGTAAGTTGTCAGAAGCCAGAACCCAATTGGCAGAAAATGCAGCGGAGAACGAAAGACGAACAAGACTCAACACTCGTATTCAAGTAATACAAGAGCAGACGGCAGAGTTCGTTGAACAGCAAGAAGAATATGAAGGTAAGTTAGTAGGAAATCAAAAGCTTGAAACAGAACTCGACATTCTGAAAAAGTCTTTTAGTACAAATGGTTTACTTGCATATAAAATAGAAAATCTAGTTGGAGAACTGGAAGAGTTAGCAAATGAATACTTGGCTGAACTCTCTGATGGTCGGTTCACACTAGAGTTTGTCGTATCAAACGATAAATTGAACGTAGAAATCACCGATAACGGTAATGTAGTAGATATTCTAGCACTTTCTTCTGGCGAGCTGGCTAGAGTAAATACTGCTACTTTGATAGCCATTCGTCGACTGATGAGTAGTATATCAAAGTCTAAAATCAATGTATTGTTTTTAGATGAAGTTATTAGTGTTCTTGATGATGCCGGAAAAGAGCGTATAGTAGAAGTTCTACTACGAGAAGATATGAATACTTATCTAGTCTCTCATGGTTGGTCTCACCC